TATTTTCTTTAATAATTTTACCAAGAATATCTATATCAGTTATATCGGTTTCGTACATAAGCCTATGAGCATCTACGCCACCTCGCATAAACCAAGTGATCTTGTATACCTCATATTTGAGTCTTTTAACTTCGTTGTCTAATTTTGATGTATAAGATTCTAACTCAGAATCCGGGGTGTTCATAAGTGTTTGACGAAAAAATTTGAGTAGTCCAAATCCATAGGTAACTCAAATTCAGCTTTACATTCTTCGTTTGTACACTCAACATTCATTGATGGTATATCCATTGCTTTTTGATTAGCAATAATAACTTCTTCTATAGCTTTATAATACTCTTTGTCGTTATCTTGTAACCATTGCACTATTAAATTATGATTAGTTTCTTCTTCTCCGTCAATAACAATTTTTTCAATTTGTTTTGATACAGCTTCTACTCTTATTTTTGCTAACTGATCATAACTATCTTGGAAAACTTTTCCTTTTTCTTCTTCATCAGTAATTTTTGGACCTTGAATAATCATTTGACGTGTTATAATAAAGTTTCTACGTGCTAACTCACTATGCTCTTTAAATGTAAGCGGCCTTAGAATAGCTTCAATTTGATCAACTACTACACTGTTTTTAAATTCAATATTTTTAAAATGATCAATAAGTTTTTGTAGTTCTAACTCATAAGAACTTTCTGTAGAACATTTAGGACATTTAGTATTAAAAGTAATTTTATTTCCGTAACTTGCAAGCCTTACTGATGCCAAACAAAACTGCACGTCTAGCATTGGCATAAGGTGTGGATTTTTTAAATCTGGCATACACCTTTTTAGTATTTCAGTAGATGCGAGTCCAGTATACAACGCATCAGGTGTATTAGCAGTCATTTCATCACGAGCAGTCATGCTATAGACTGCTAATTCATTTGCTTTCGATAGTAAACCTGGTGCGTAATAGTTGCCTCCGCTAGGCAAATCAACATACAGTTTAGGCTCACGTTTTATTTTATTCAGCGGACTGTTTTCAAAGTTCATACATTGTCCTTACATAAATACATTATATACAATTATATTTATGACCTTAAAATCTTGGAGATTTAGTAAATGGCTGAAGATGAAAAAAAAGTAGCAGATCAATACGAAACCCTGGCTAAATCTCTTCTGAAAGTTACTGGTCCATTAGGGGCGTTTTCAGCTGCCCTAGCTTTAACTAAACCTGGATTAGACGATTTTGGCAAACTAGCTGAAGTTGTTCCTGGAATAGGCTCTGGGCTTAAATCAATGCTTGGTGTTTTAAGTAAGCAAACTCAAGCATTCCAAGCATTATCATCGAGCGGAATGACCTTTGACGGTAATCTACAAGATATGGTACAAAGTGCTACCGCCGCTGGTATGACACTTGATCAACTACAAAGTTTTACATCATCAAACAGTCAATCATTTGCTATGCTTGGTGCTTCAATGGGCAAGTTTGGCAGCACTGTTGAATCAGGCGGCAACGCATTTTTAGATGCAACAGCAGCATTTTATCAAGATAAACGACTAAGCCAAGGATTAAGAAATCTTGGAATGAGTTTTGAAGAAATTAATGACAACTTAATGATGAATGCTCGTATAAGTGCATTTACAGGAAGAGTAGATCAAAGATCAGCCGCTCAAAGAAATGCATCAGCAGCTGAATTTGCAGAAGAATTACAAATTATAGCAAAACTTACAGGTAAGCAGGCAGACGAACTACAAGCAGAAATGGCCGCTAGACAACGTGAAGGTGATTATAGAGCTATGATGCTACAAAAAACACCTGAACAAATGGCGGCAATAGAAAAAGCTATGGCCCAAGCAGATGCTGCTGGTTTTGGCGACTTGTTAAAAGATTATTTAATAAGAGGATTTCCTAGCAAAGATCAAGCAATGGTTGCAGGTATGTCAGGCGATATGGTTCAACTTTTTGAAAACATGACAACTAATCTCGAAGGCGGTGCATCAGGACTAGCTGAATTTAATAAACAAACCGATCAGATATCAGGAGTTGCAGCAAAAACAGTTAGTGATCCTAGTTTCTTAGCAATAGCATCACTAGGTGATCTTAATAGTGCAAGTGCCGCAGCATCAAGAACACTATCATTAATGGGTGAAGCACAATTTGGTGTAATAGCAATACAACGTGAAGCGGCTGCAGAAGGCAGACAAATTACTGTAGAAGAAGCAAAAAAACTAGCAGAAGAAAGAATTGCAGCAGCAAGAGAAGACCAAGACACTCTTAAAGAAAATGCTACAGAAGGTGGCAAAGCCTTAACACAAGCAATGCTAAGAGCTGAAGAAGCACTAATGGATACAGCTATTGCAGTACAAAAAACAGCAACAAATGATTTTTATAATATGCTATCTAACGAAGCAGATGGATTTATAAAGAGCTTACAAAGTGCTGGCGTAAAAATTGGCACCCTAGCAGATCAGATATCAACGGGACTTGGTGGTATTTTTGGTGATGACGCTACTTTTCAAGGAAACCAAAAATTAGAAATTCTAGCACTTGCTAACGAATTAGAGAAAAGAAATCCAGATGATCCTGCAGCTAACGAAAAGATGGATGCTTTAGCTACAAACATAAACGCCTTAGTAACACAAATAGAAAGTGAAGGTAGTCAATCTAAGAGAGAAGATTTATTAAAAACATTAAAAGTAGCAATTCAAACAGGAATGCAAGAACTTAAAGCAGATGATCCTGATGAATCATTTAGTACTCCGTCAGGATTTGAAACTCCAAAATTATCTACAGGCACATTTGGTGAATTAGGAACAGCATTTGCAAATTTTGGAAATGAAACTATAGCGGCACTGCACGGAACAGAAATGGTTGCTACTCCGGATCAAGTGGACAAATTACTCAGTGGAAGCTATAATATGGGGTTGACTTCTGCTACAAATGAGCTTAAAATGTTAACTAAATCAGGAAACAATATGGCCAAAACAGATGTAATACAAGTAGGAGATATGTTAGAAACAGGATTTGCTACAGTATCTTCAGGATTATCAAAGGCAGCACCTTCTATTGACGACGGTATGAAAAGTTTAGTCTCGAATAATGCCTCAACCATGCAAGGTATGATAAGTAATATGAGACCTGCTGTAGAATCTGTTAACACAGAAATGCAAAAAATTGACTTATCAGGTATTGCAGATAGTATTAAGACTGCATTACCAATGGACAAACTATTTGGAGATTTAAAAGTAAGCATGGACGGAGTTAAAACTAGTGTTGACATGACAGGATCAAAACAAATATCTAACCAAGCCAAACAACTTAGACAAGGCAAAAACATGTTAGGTGATTTAACTAGGGGAACTGGTATATGAGTTGGAAAAAATATTTTACACCTGTAGACGCACAAGGACAACAAGTTGGAAGCATGAGTCCTTTGAGTGGAGCAAACAACAGTGGTAAAGGACCAGCTAGTGCAAACTATAGTTCTTATCTACCAGATGTATACGTAGGAAGCCCCAACCGTATAGAACGCTACGGACAATATAATACAATGGACAATGATAGTGAGGTAAATGCCGCACTAGATATCCTTGCTGAATTCTGTACACAAGAAAACGATCAAAACAAAACTAATTTTAAATTTACCTATCATAAAAAAGCAACAAATTCTGAAATTACAATATTAGGACAATACCTACAACAATGGTGTAAAAATAATATGTTTGAAAGACGTATGTTTAAAATCATACGTAATACATTTAAGTATGGTGATGCATTCTTTGTTAGAGATCCCGAAACTGGAAAATGGTTTCATGTTGATCCAGCAAAAGTTACACGTATTATTGTTAACGAATCAGAAGGCAAAAAGCCTGAACAATATGTAATTAGAGACTTTAATGTAAACTTTAGAGACCTAGTAGCAACAACACCGTATCAAACAAACGGAAATGTTACTGGTGGAGGCGAAGGATATATTACAGGTGGCGCCAAAGGAATGGTTGGAGGTAATTATCCTAAATCATCTGGAGGAAGATTTCATCAAAATGACGGTGAAGTTGCAGTTGATGCACAGCATGTGGTACATCTAAGTTTAAGTGAAGGACTAGATAATAATTATCCTTTTGGTAATTCATTACTTGAAAGTATTTTTAAGGTATACAAACAAAAAGAACTATTAGAAGACGCTATTATTATATACAGAGTGCAAAGAGCACCTGAACGTAGAGTATTTTACGTTGATGTGGGTAATATGCCATCACATCTTGCTATGCAATTTGTAGAGCGTGTTAAAACCGAAATTCATCAAAGAAGAATCCCATCGGCAACAGGTGGAGGACAGAATGTCGTAGACTCAGCATACAATCCCCTGTCAATTAACGAAGACTACTTTTTCCCACAAACAGCTGAAGGACGTGGTTCTAAAGTAGAAACACTACCAGGTGGTACTAACCTAGGCGAAATTGATGACTTAAAATACTTTACTAATAAACTAGTAAGAGGTTTACGTATTCCAAGTTCTTACTTGCCAACAGCAGCAGATGACGGACAAAGTCAATTCAATGATGGCCGTGTAGGAACAGCATATATTCAAGAATTAAGATTTAACAAGTACTGCGAACGTTTACAAAATTTAGTTTCTGAAAACTTTAATGCAGAATTCAAAAGTTATTTGCTTAGTAAAGGTGTAAACATTGATGTTTCAATGTTTGACTTAGATTTCCAACCACCACAAAACTTTGCAAGTTACAGACAAGCTGAACTAGACAATCAACGTATTCCAACATTTACACAGTTGCAACAAATACCATTCATGAGTAATAGATTTGCAATGAGTAGGTATCTTGGTCTTAGTGAACAAGAAATTGCCGAAAACGAGCGTATGTGGCGAGAGGAGAATGACGAAAATCTTGCTCCACCACCCGCAGATGCTTCAGGTGAGATGAGAGGTGCTGGAATTAGCAGTGCTGGAATCAGTGCTGATTTATCAGGTGCTGAAGATATTATCGGAGATGAAGAAGCGCCAATTGAAGGCGGCGCCGATGCACCTCCAGAAACTACAACAGACACAGCTGGAACTGGCGCAGGTCCTACACCCGACGAAAGTCCAATTTAAAAGGTAAATACTAGCATGATACTACGTGAACTATTTTATTTTGATAAAGAAACACTCGAAGCAATTGAAGATGACAGCTACGATCCATCTTCAGATAAATTTATCATGAAAAAAACAGACACAAGAAAAACACGTCTTACATTAGCCCAGATAAACAGAGCAAGATTAGGTGCTGAACTACATAAAGAAGAACAAGCTAAAGAATTAGAGTTTGTTAGACAAATGTACGGATTAGCAGGTCAGGCGGCTGCAGCTGGTGTTTAATGGCAAAAATAGATAAATCCCAATATACAAAAGAAGAATGGCGTAAAATAAAACATGAACGTCAATTAGCAAAAAGAAAAAGAAGAGCAGACAAGGCTCTAAAAACTAATAAACATTTTGTAGAAAATTTAAAAAAACAAACTAGTACTAGAACTAAAAGTAAAGTCGCCTTTGTAATAGGTAACGGCACTAGTAGACAAGGTATAGACTTAGAAAAACTACAGCAATACGGTCCAGTATATGCTTGTAATGCAGTATATAGAGATATGGATCCTGATTATCTAGTTGCTGTAGATGTTAAAATGGTTTTAGAACTTAATAAAGCAGGATATCAATATAAAAATCCAAACGTATGGACTAATCCTAATAAAAGTAGTCTTACTATGAAAGGATTTAATTATTTTCAACCTAGCAAGGGTTGGAGTAGTGGGCCAACAGCATTATGGTTAGCTAGTCAACACGGATATGAAAAAATTTATATCTTAGGATTTGATTTTAAAGGTATTGGAACAGACTTAAATGCTTTTAACAACTTATATGCTGACACAAATAATTATAAAAAATCTACAGACGGTGCAACATTTTTTGGAAATTGGTCCCGTCAAACAGTGTCTGTAATAAAGGATACAGTAAATGTTAACTTTATTAGAGTAATATTAGCTGATAATTATCAGCCAGAAGAACTAAATAATTTTGCAAACTTTAATGCAATACACAAAGAGGATTTTATTAAAATCTTCCAAATCTAGGCTCATAATCTATAAATGGGCCGTTTTTCGCCTATATCTACGTATATATCCTGTGTTTAAGTAAATACAACTGACAGCCTTACCAATATTAAATCACAGGAGGTACAAAATGGCAGATCAAAATAAATTTGAACAAATGCTTGAAAAGCTGATTGCTGAAGATAAAGCAGGAGCTGAAGAGCTTTTCCACGAAATTGTGGTAGAAAAATCAAGAGACATTTATGAAAACTTACTTGACGACGATGTTGAGATTGATGAAGCGGATAGCGATTCAGAAGACAAAGACGTTGAGGAAGCATCTAAAGACGATGACGAAGCAGTAGACGAAGCATCAAAAGATGATGACGAAGCAGTAGACGAAGCTAAAGACGAAGACGAAGACGTTAAA